TCAAGCACCCAAAATACGCGGTTTGATGCCGAGCTGACCTTGTGCCGCAAGCAGCGCCTGCATTCCCGTTTTTTTGCCCTCGTCGGTAACGCCGCCAATGATATTCGACGTGGTTTCTGCTTCAGTTTTCCCCTGAGCCACACGCACAACAACAGTCACGGGTTTGGACTGGTCGGCAATCGCTCGCAGAGCATGGAACAATGTGCCCGTTTTACCGGCCTTACTACTGGCAGTCAGAACATCGGTTAACAAGACTGGCGTGTTTAAGGGAAAAGTTTTGGTGTCAGCATCATCCGCTGTGCAGACTAGCCCGACAATAGCAGTACTGACAGTGGTAATAGTGCGCGTACCCTCGTTGATTTCCTGCACGCGGACACCATGATGATAATCTTGTGCCATAGCGAAAGACTCCCGTAATGATGATTTCGCCATGGTGATCACTGTGACAATAAAATTCAGTTGATTGGGTAAGTATCAGGGATAGCACAAAGTGGAGGATATAAAAAGAGTATTAGAGATGTTCATCCTTGAGTAATCAAAAGACTCATGCCGCGCACGATAAATGAAGCGACAATTCTTGTAACTTTGCACAGAATTGTATAAAATTTTATACAATCAGGTAAGGAAGGAAAACTATGACGAAAATCAGGAGCGGTACAGAGAAAGAAATTGCCTGGATTGGCTCTTCTTATTGAAGATTTGTTAGCCTTCCCTACAGATGCACGTAAAGACGCAAGCTATCAGCTTCATAGAATACAGCATGGAATAGATCCTGAAGATTGGAAACCCTTTTCTGACATCGGTTCTGGCGTAAAAGAAATACGGCTAAGAGACAATACAGGTATTTATCGTATTATGTATGTCGCTAAATTCGATGAAGCTATTTATGTATTGCATAGTTTTCAGAAAAAAACTCAACAAACGAGTAAACATGATAAGGATATCGCTAAAGTACGATACAACGCAGTTATCCAGCAACGGAGAAATATCAAATGACCACTAAAATTGACACTGAAATTCGTAGGGTAACTCCAGCCGGACATAATATATTTTCTGAGTTAGGTTTTACTGAGCAAGAGGCTCAGCAACTTCATGCAACCTCTTTACGAGAAATAGAAAACACATTGCAAATCAAAGAACAGCTAATGGAAGAAATTACTTTATGGATTGCAGATAAAAAAATGAAACAAACTGAAGTAGCAACGGTGTTGCACATTTCTCGTCCAAGAGTATCTGACGTTGTGAATAAAAAGGTAAATAAATTCACCATTGACGCATTAGTTAATATGTTAACCCGTATAGGAAAACCTGTTCAAATTACGGTAGGCTAAGACCCACATATAAAGGTGTTAGAGCAATTCAAAACAAGAGGCACCTAGAATGGGTGCTTCTTGGCATTTCAAAAGATTCAACCTTTCGGTTCAATACCTCGTTCCCGTAGTTCTTTACGCAAAATCCGCTTGATCCATGTTACAAGAGAAAAATCACCGTCTCTACACGCTTGTTCTTCTAATTGCTCGCGAAATTTTTCTGGAAGGCGCATCTGATATTGTGGCGAGCATCCACACTCAAAAACTTTCGTATACTTTCTAACCCCTTCATACTTTTTTATGTTGTTGTTTTACAAAGAAATGCGTTGTAAGTGACTGAAAAAAGGCCCTAAAAAGGGCCTGAAAGACAGGATGGTGTTTGCTTTTAAAGCATAACATATTGTAATAAAAGGATTTATTAAAATAAGTGTCCAGACCTTGACCACATCGACATAAGCCCCGATTTTTTCGGGGCTTCAGAACGTTGGTAATGCGGCCTGATTTACTACATACTTGATGTATTAACTATTAATACATTGGTGAGATATGAGAAAAATTACTACTGTCAGTATGGGTGAACAGCTTGACCGGTTCGTACAGCACATGATTGAAAGTGGCCGTTATGGAAATGCCAGTGAAGTTATACGTTCGGCGCTGCGTTTGCTGGAGCAACAAGAAGCTTACGATGAGATTGTACGCAAGGCGGTTATTACTGGCTTGGAAAGTGGGGAAAGCTCGCTGACCCTACGGGATATAGCGGAACAACGGAAACACAGACATCATGTATAAGCTCACGGATCAGGCTGCTGAAGATTTTGCTGGGATTTATGATTATACATTTTTGCAGTTCGGTGAAACTCAGGCTGACCATTATACGGAGGCACTGGAAGCATTTTTTGACACACTAGCTGAGATGCCACATATAGGGAGGGAATACCCATCTGTCCCAGGTGTCATGCTGGTTGAGTTTCACCGTCACACGGTTTTCTATACTATCCGGGATACCGATATTCTGATTGCGCGTATCCTTCATCAACAGATGAATCACCCCCGTTATTTTCAACGAAGTTTGTCAGCGATCTGAAATCCCCTCATACTATGTATGAGGGGTTATAAGCCCTTTGCGGGAGAAATTTTTTAACAGAGCCCTCATGGGGAATAATCATACTCTAGTTGATAAAATCCAAAAATCAACTTTCAGATTTACCGATAAGATTTGATGCGCCGATGATTTTGATTGTTGCACGTTGTATCTTTTCAATATCTTCACACGTCAAATATTGCTGAAATCGTTCATAGCTAAAATAACGTGCTCAAGCACCAAAAATATTCGTTTTTAGTAACTGATATTCATGTCACTTCACCTTGCCAAAAAATTTATACCCGTCATCTTTCAAGCTGCCTCTTTGTTGGCTGCACTCACTCACCCCGGTCACATAGTTATCTATGCTCCCGGGGATTCGCTCCCTTGCCGTCGCGATGCAACTTGAAATCCATAGGGTATATACACAAGCCATCTTTGTATAAATCAACCAGATCAAATAAAACATATAGCAACTAAATCTTTAATTATCATTAAAATAGGTAGCTGCCGGGTAGTTACGATAACTGCCAACTTTTCTCTACACCAACCATAAGAACAAAAACATTCGTTTGTACAATTCCATTCTTCTGACCGTATAGATCCGTGGTTTATCCATTGCAAAAAGCTATTGCCAAATCTCCTCAAATGGCAATGAGTTAAACAACCATTGCCTGCAAAATTTTTTGAGATTTGGGGTTAAGGCCCTTGGTTATTTATTGTTGGCGTTGCATGGCGTGTAACAACGGCGTATAGTGTTACGCATGGTGTAACAAGGACGGGAGCAAATGATTAAGTCATTTAAACACAAAGAGCTGAAACAACTTTTTGAAAAAGGAGTTATTTCAGGCATCCCGGCGCAGGATGCTGTCCGAATCAATGACCGCTTACAGGCCATCGACACGGCTAGCATGATTAGAAGATTTAAATATTCATGCCTACAAGTTACACCCCTTGAAAGGGGATCGGGCTGACATATGGTCAATTACTGTCAGAGCTAACTGGCGCATCACATTCGAATTTAAAAATGGTGATGCTTACATTTTAAACCTAGAGGATTATCACTAATGATACAGGCTATTGTTTCTCATCCGGGCGTTATGGTATCCAACATGCTGGAGGATTTAGGGGTTGGCGTTCGCCAGTTTGCTAAAAACATCGGCGTAACTCCAGCGACGGTTTCCCGCTTTCTTTCGGGCAAAACGGCGTTAACCCCGGCACTTGCCATCCGACTGTCTGCTGCGCTGGGGAGTAATCCGGCGTTTTGGATGCGCTTACAGACGAACTACGACTTGCGCCAACTGGAAGATGAGATCGACACGTCAGGGATCATTCTATACGGCGACAATGACAAAACGCCGCAGCTCACTTCAAAGCATTAAGCAATAGTAATAAAGCTAACAAATGTGGAAGCCAGTGTAGCCCGCATTTGTTGGCAGTTATCGCAGCTACCCGATCACCCCAAATTTGAAAAATACACACTCTGGCTAATGACGGGAAAGATTACCCCAGAATCTGGGCAAATTAGCCCAACTCTCTCCCCTGATGGTGTAGACATCAAAACGTCACACCACTCAGACCGGAAAACTGGCTAACGCTACATGAGGAATTAAAAGAAAAATTGCGCTGCTATGTCTCAGCACGGGTGCCAGATGAGGAGAAGCATCAACCTTAAAAAGCGCCCAAGTAAAGAGTTGCCGAGTGACATTTTTAAAAACCAAAAATGGCAAGCAAAGAGCTATTCCGATATCAAAAGAGTTAGAAAAGGAAATCAAACAGAAGTCAGGGGAATTATTTGACGTTGATTACGAAAGCTTTCGTACAAAGTTAAAATCAATAAAACCTGATTTACCAGAAGGACAAGCAACGCACGTTCTACGCCACACATTCGCGAGTCATTTTGTGATGAAAGGTGGAAACATTGTTGCACTGCAACAAATACTCGGTCATGCCAATATACAACAAACTATGGCGTATGCTCATCTGGCACCCGACTATTTGCAATTTGCAATCATGTTAAACCCACTGAATGGCGGCATGGAAATTTAGCAATCATAAGCAACCGTAGCACTCAAAAGTGTCCACACTTGAAAATTTCCACGCTACTTACAGTTGCTTGTAAAAATTTTATCTGGTTGATTTTAAAGTGAATTAATCTTAGCCAGATAAAAAAATCCCGCCATAAGGCGGGGGAAAAGACAAGGATGGTGTCTACATACAACTCATAACATATTGAAAATAAATATACTTTTTCTATCATCGTCCACCCAATGTCCATATTGACGACAAAGCCCCTTAAACGGGGCTTTCACCACAAATTACTTTCATAAGAAATACTTAATTAAAAGTTAACCATCACCTTAACAGATCTATCAATCCCACATACTGTAGGCTTTTTCATTTATCAAGGCCGAACAGGAAAGTATCCTCGATAAGTCACTATTGCAGTATCTGTTATCGCTGGGGTGGTTGAGTAGACCTCAAAACCCCAAACAGCAATAAAAACAAGTTTTGTCACTGTCCGACGTTATCTATTTTATTGAAGTTCTCGCTCAAGCAGCTGAACTATGAATTGGTTCTTTGAGACTGCGTGTGATATTGCCGCCGCAGTCAAGCGAGCTTCCAGCCAGCCAGGATAACGAAGAGTAAAAGATTTTAGCTTGTCCCCTTCTTTGAATGGGTTAATTCCCTCTTCCTCGCACGTTTCTATATATTCAGCCAGTGAGATTTGTCCCTCTTTTTCAAGCCCGTCAATACTGTTTGATACGAAATCACAATATCCGGTGACATCCAGAAACTTGCCGCGAAAGGCCCCAATTTCTGCTTCGTAGGTAACAGAAGCGGGATGGCCGTCGATAGTCATAATGTTGTTGCTTTTAATCATGTTCGACCCCTATTACATTTTCGAACCACTCACGAAGGCCATTTACTGCGCCTTTATCCATTACGTTACCAGGATGAGGTTGATGAGTCTGATAGACTGAGCCCATGAGGATAAACTTCCGGCGTGATCCGTTGCCGTTCTTGATCTTCCCCCCTAGTTTGTTAATCAGGGTTTGGCGAGAGTGTCACAGTATGAAAATGGAACTCATCAGCCAACCGTTGAAACAATGTGTGCGTTCTCCAAGATATTAAAAGGCCGTGTAATTTTTCTAAATACCAAAAATGGAGATCAACGCATTGTTCCCATTTCTGACAAATTAGAGAAAGAAATCCGTGGTAAAAAGAAAATGGGCAAGCTGTTCAATGTTGACTACATAAATTTCTGTAAGATCTTACATGTAGTAAAGCCCGACTTACCTAAAGGACAAGCAACTCATGTCCTCAGGCACACTTTTGCCAACCACTTCATGATGAATGGAGGGAATATAATTGCATTACAACAGATATTAGGGCACGCCAGCATAATCCAAACAATGGTCTATGCACACCTTGCCCCGGACTATCTGCAACATGCTATTACATTAAACCCTCTTAAGGGTGGGATAGAAGTAGAATAAAGCTAGAGAGTGTGGCGAGCGTCCACCAAGCGTCCACACTCAAAAACTTTCGTATACTTTCTAACCCCTTCATACTTTTTTATGTTGTTGTTTTACAAAGAAATGTGTTGTAAGTGACTGAAAAAAAAGGCCCTAAAAAGGGCCTGAAAGACAGGGATGGTGTTTGTTTTTCAAACATAACACATTGTAATAAAAGGATTTATTTAAGTAAGTGTCCACACCTTGACCACATCGACATAAGCCCCGATTTTTTTCGGGGCTTTCATCCCCCCACTATATCTTTCTAACCACAACAATATGAAACTACCCAGACAATAATTCTTTTGAACTCATTAATGAGAAATCGTTAAAAATAAAGTTATCACCCCTACCTTGTTTATAATGAAGATGCACAGAATATAAAAAGGTGTGGGCCAGACCGTAAACTTTAACTTTGGCTGATGAAAGCTAGCCATCCTTTTCGCCAACCCCCGTTCACTATTGAACATAGTGCTGGATGAAAAACAAGCACATCGTCAATAATCTGAATTATAGGCAATAAAAATATCTATCAACTATAATTTCCCATAAGTAGCATGTTATGATAGGATATCTTTATCGAACACTAGTAACGAACTATTGACCGTTAAAATTGTTCGTTTACACTGTTAGATATCTGACCTAACACATATACTAGGGTAGGAACTATTATTTTAGAGGGCTAATTAATTAAATGGCTATTAGATATCGCCCGCGTATCGGTGAAATATTAGAATGTGACTTTGGTTTACCGGCACAACCAGACCATTTTAATGGTCGCATCCCACCTGAGATGGTAAAAAAAAGAATGGTTGTAGTCATGAATGCCCGTTTGTGTAGCAATGGTTATCTCGTTGTTCCGATTTCTTCAACTCTGAACAACGATGGTATTGCTCGTGGTTATCATGTCGAATTAGATCAATCTATTTTTCAAATAACTAATTTTTACGATCGCCGTAAACGCTGGGCGTTAGTTCATCATATGCAGATAATAAACACAAACAGACTCTTTAAATTAAGAGATAATAAACAAACATTTCAGCAATATTTGACGCGTGAAGATGTTGAAAAGATACAACGTGCAATAATCAAAATCATCGGCGCATCAAGTCTTATGAGTAAATCTGAAAGTTGACTTTTTGGATTCTATCAACTAAAGTATGATTATTCCCCATGAGGGCTTTGTTAAAAATTTCTCCCGCAAAGGGCTTAAAACCCCTCATACATGTATGAGGGGTTTTTGATTTAGTAGTCTACATCCACCTTATACGATTATGTACAGCTTGATAATTTTCCCATCAAAATAAGCTCGCCATCAACTGACAACTCGTGTAGTTTACTAGCGACGTCAATGAGACAACGACTAAGTGGCAAAAGTAAGAGCTGGGAAGACTGAACAAAATCTTCTTCATCTGGAAAAAGACAGAAAAATATGTCGAATGCTTCTGCAACTTCTATAACTCGCTCGATTAATTCTGCTAATTCCCGTCCAGTTATGGTACTATTTTTAATAGTCATATAAACACTTCCTCAAAGTGCTGTTTATGTGATCAGAGGGCACAGCGCTTGCCCGCGTTGTGTCCCTCGCCTGCTTTTTATTTATAAGGTGTTTTTCAACTCCTCATATGTAAAAAATTTAATAAAATTCCATGTCTGCTCATCAATCGTGATAGTCTCATTCCCAACTATCACACTGTTAATAGATTTATAAATTTTCTCAACTCTATTTTTCAAATTAACATCAGGTAATAAGTAATATACTTGGTCAAATTGCTTGTTTTGCTGCTGTTCGATGTACTGCCCTAATATTTTACGATAGTGTTCAAGGCTCTTAATTGTACGTTCAACTTTGACCGCAATTTTATTGACGGATTTAGATGTAATAATATAACCATCGAGAGCTTCGGGCTTTTTCTTTTTAGTACTATATATCGATAACCATTGATGACCCTTCGTCTCAACAACTATCCGAATCAACTGTATATCAAGTTTATGCCTAAGAACTGAGATTGTAGTCTTAGATGGATGGAATATATGAATGTCTGCAATATTATCGTTCTCATTCATGGCAAGCCCTGCCCCATGTGGTGTCAAACCGTATATGTTGATTTTGCCCGTGCCAAGATCACAGGAATATACACAAATTACACCTTCGGCTACTAGTTTCCTCAACAAAGTATAAACAGGGCTGATTGTTTTGAATTTTAACACACCTTTTAAAACATCCGCTGTAGTGAACGTTTCTGATTTGAGAAAACAAAGTACATCATTTATTTTCTTGTTTTTTCTTTGATTTCTAAGCGTGTAATCATTAATCAAATTCATAATTAGGCCGTTACTCAGTCAGTAATCTAACAGTATAAACGAACAATTTTAACGGTCAATAGTTCGTTACTAGTGTTCGATAAAGATAGCCTATCATAACATGATACTTATGGGAAATTATAGTTAGCAGGTCTGAATTGCAGCCTGATTTGTGATAACGACGATCTTCGATATGAAAATCATAAATTTCTTTTAAAACAGATAGATGAGATGTATATCTACATTAGAAATAATAGGGCAATGATCCTAAATTATGGGGAAATGTACCGATACGGAGAACCTATTTCTTCCGCATTCGTTGAATCCACGATCAATGAAGTCATATCTAAGCGCATGGTGAAAAAGTAGCAAATGCAATGAAGCCAACGGAGCACTCATTATTTACTACAGACTCGAACAGAGGTATTAAATGGTGATTTAAAAGCCAAATTTGAGCTTTGATATTCGGGTATAAAATTCGGGGATGACCATAGATTTTATGCTATCTTAAGTGTACGTAATGTGGTATTTACCTGACAAACTTTTTAGTAATGTTATTAAACACTATAATATCTTTGTTAGTGTCGTTAACACTATATGATTTTTGTTAAGTAAATTTTAACAAAAAAAGCACTAAGAAATGTTAAATATATCGCCAGCTACATTTCCAATAACTGACGGTTAACTTTATGATTAACAAACGCTTAAAATCCGCTCGCTTACGTGCAAATATCACACAAGAAAAACTCGGAATTGCGGCTGGCATAGATGAAAAGTCAGCACGAGCGAGAGTATCACAGTATGAAAACGGAACTCATCAACCAACCTTCGAAATAATGTGTGCATTTTCCAAAGTATTAAACGTTCCTGAGTGCTATTTTTATATTGTAGATGATGATTTTTCTGATGTTGTTTTGGCTATTCATCAGATTTTAGTGGATTATAAACACTCTCCTAAAGATTGAATACTGTTTGAGACAACTCTGATACCTAATAATGGCGCTAAAACTGTATTCAGCGCCATTCGCTTGAATTCACCTTTTTCTACCTTCCACGTGATGGCCAAATATCAGATGGATGTAAACCTAATTCGGTGGCAATCAGATTTTCTCCTTTTGGCCACGGACGATATAGCGCGTTACTTAATGTGGATGATGCTAATCCCGCTTTACGTGAAACGGCTGAAAGATTTGTTCCTTGTTTTCTTAGAGCGGCAATAATGTCTGCTGGATGCCAGTCATCAGAGATTTTTTTATGCATGATAGACTTCCTTTTAATTAATTTGATTTTTTTGCTAAGAATTCCTTAACAACATGTATGTTAAGGAATACTAAACATATCGTCAACATTCTTAAAGAAAATATAATGTGACTATCGTTAAAAATTTGGCTTTACATGTTAATAGCGAAAATTAAGGTATAAAAACACCCAAGACATTCGTTTTTATTAGCTGATATTTATGCCGCTTCACCTTGCCAAAAAATTTTTATGCGGTCTAAATCCATATTAAACTGCCAACTTAAGTAAGATATATGGCAATTAATTTCATATATGGCATAAAATAACAAATCAAACATTAAGATTCTTGTTAAGTGAATTTTGACAAAAAAAGCACTAAGAAATGTTACATATATCGTTAACTATATTTTTAATAACTGACGGTTAATTTTATGATTAACAAACGCTTAAAATCCGCTCGTTTACGTGCAAAGATCACACAAGAAAAATTAGGGATTGCGGCTGGCATAGATGTAAAATCGGCACGAGCGAGAGTGTCACAGTATGAAAATGGAACGCATCAGCCAACCTTTGAAATAATGTGCGCATTTTCCAAAGTGTTAAACGTTCCTGAATGTTATTTTTATATTGTAGATGATGATTTTTCTGATGCTGTTTTAGCTATCCATCAGATTTTAGTGAATTACAGACACACACCTGAAAATTGAATATAGTTTAAGGCGGCTATGGGATAAATCCTGTCCTCACCACACCGAAGCCCCTCAGAAAAAATATTTTTCACATAAAAAAAGCGCCCCACGATAAATAATGGAACGCTTTTTTTAATTATTTACTCATCGACAACTATTCGTTCAGAATACCAGCACGGTCTGCTGTCCACTATCAGGATGCGGCAGGACCGCTTCAATCAATGTCGGCTTGGTGACGAACCGAACAAAGGTTTCATGACTAACAAACGTTGAGCCACAATTAATATTCTGGCACTGGTTGTAACGTTCCTTAGTTTGGGGCGTGTGTTCAAAACTGCTGCGAGTGTGGGCGGCATGACCGCATAAGGGGCATCTCATCATAACGCGAGTACCTCAACAAACAGGTTGCCATAGCTGAAACTGGCACTAAAGCAACTATATCATATCTGAATCAGAAATTTTCACTTCCAATTGCAAGGATGACGTTAATCCACTGTCATTCAGTGTGTGTGTGACAGTCACCAGCGTCCAGTCTGCCGTGTCGATTTCGGGCTTAAAGCCGCTCACCCTGACTTTCATTTCAGGGAACAACTCTGGCCGCCCCTTTGCCAGTTGGATTGAGAACGAAGCAACACCACTCTGAATTTTCTCCCATTCTGCTTTAGCTGCACGTTCAGCATTGGCCTTGTTAGCATAGATGTGTTTCATCACAAAAACGTTGCCCTCACTGCCAACCAGATAATGGTCCTGTTTTTTCTCTTCTTGCTGCTGATTGGTCTTACTTCGCTTGCGTTTGACAGTGATATTCTCTTTTTGCTTCGGGTTACGGATATTAAGCCAACTGGCGGAAACGCCGGTGTAAGCGCCCCGGTCAGCCAGTGAAAAACGGTGACCGTCTCCAGACTGCCGGGTAATGATAACCGAAGGCAGGGACTGCCCGCTGGCGGCTTTGTTCTGCCCCTGTCGGATAAAAAGCAAATAGCCATTCTTGATCATGGCAATGGCACCCTCCTGTTTTGCCAACCGGGTTAGAAAATTGCCGTCGGATTCGCTGGTCTGGTCAATATGACTGAGGGTGATGTTGGCTAGCATTTTGTCCACTTTCGGCGTCAAATCGTTACGCACAGCAATAGTGTGCACAATATCGTTGATCGTTTTCTGGTGATAAGCCACCTCGCGATTGATATTAAGCGTCGCCCGAAAATCTGCACTACGGGCACGGATGATTATCTTGTCCGGCGCACCACTGTATTCGATTTCATCCACAATAAATTTACCTTTGTGGATCAGTGATTCCCCCTGCCAGCCCAGATGCAGAGATAACTCCGTCCCACGACGAGGCAGAGATAACAGACCATCGCTATCATTCAGTTCAATATCCAACTGGTCAGCCTCAAAACCCCGATTGTCGGTTAGATTCAGGGAAATTAACCGTGACTGAATGCGGGCATTGACATTTTTGTCACCAGCACTGAGAACATACACAGGTGTATTAGTTTTGCCGGTTACCCAATCTAGTTTTAGCATATCAGGTAAAGAAATCATGAAAATAGCCCGCCCAATTTGTGTGTGACACGGGTTTTCAAGTCAGTCATTTGGGTGCTAAGGTCGCCGAACATCTCCCCTAAATTGTCATCCACACGGCGCAACGTGACGGTAAAGTCAATTTTACGAGCGGTACCGTCGGTAAAAAATTCACTTTTGGTCTGGTCGATACTTTCAATAATAAACATGCCGTAAATCGTGCCGCTACCATCCAGAAATGACCATGCCTTGCCACTCTGAGCCATCAATTGCAGGGCCAGCAAGGACAACCGGCCGCCGGTGATTTCAGGATACAGGGCACCGGACAGTGTAATAGTATCGTTATTTGGCCCCATAAACTGGAAAGCAGGACGGGCACCTACCCGATTGTTAAATCCATAGCGCCATGATTGTTGGTGTTGCAGGCTCTGGTATGGCGTGGTTTTCAGCATAAAGACAAATAAACCCAATGCGGCCATCATGAATAAAAGTCCTCTCTATCAGAAAATGAGCTACGAGCGCGGGCGCGTTGTTGTTGCTCACGGCGATCCAGTTCACGAGCCACCGCCTGAGCAATATCCTGTGCGGATTGTGCGGGAACGGCGTGTATATGAATTTCATAAATGGATCGTCTGTTGTCCTGGATCTGGTTAGCAACTGAAACAACCGATGTCTGATACTGTGACGCGGGCAAACTGTATGGATGCAACGGAGCATTTTGGGCGCTGACTGGCGAGACTGCCCCTACAGATAGGGCCGCGATTGTCGCCAATGCAGCCGTTTGACGGCGACTGGTGACGCGGGCGGGGCCATTGATGATCTCCGGGCCATATTCCCCCACGATACCAATCTTGCCCGTCGGGATGTAACCGCCTTTATCGAATCCCCCCGCCAGTATGCCGCCAATCGTACCGGTAGCTTCCTTATAAGCATTCAATGCCGCCTTTTGCCTGGGATCTTGGTTTTCTTCCTGCATAAAGTCAGGCGTCAAGGCGTCTTTAACCATCTTGCCCAGTTCGGAGAATTTCTTTTTCAGGGATTCCCATTTTTCCTCAATGCCTGCCTTAAGATTTTCGACAAACTCACCGCCAAGCTTCTTAAATTCGGACGGAATTTTTTTCGTGTCAGCGATCAGCTCATCCCATTTGGCTGATACCCGCCGCTTGATATTTTCCCATGTGGTAGAAACATAGGTCGAAATGTTGTTCCATAAGTTCTGGAACCACGGGCCAAGTTTGTCCCAATTCTGCCAGATCAGGTAAGCCCCCAAGGCAATCAAGCCGATAACCGCTAAAATGGGGTTTGTCCACATAACATGCCCCAGCCACATCGCCATTTTCCCAATATAGGAAAACACGTTACCAAGACGTAGCATTGAGCCTGTTCCCTTGATACCCAACACTGACAGGCCAAATTTAACGATTGCCAGTGGTCCCAACAAAGCAACCAATGCCAGCGTAATCGCACCAAAAACCGTCAAAATAATACCCAGCCCGATACTCACCATTGTTAACGTTTTGGTCAATTCAGGGTTGGCCTTCATCCACTCACCCGTTTTACTGATAATTTTGGTGATACGCTGGGTGATCCCACGCAAGGGACTGTTCACACCGCCAAAAATTTGAATACCGATATCTTCCCACGCCGATGACAGACTTTTCAGGTCGCCGTCAAGGTTATTAGTCATAGTATCGGCAACTTTCCTGGCCTCACCTTGGGCGTTCTTCAATTCTTTGATGAGTTTCTGCAATTCCCCCGTACCGGCTCTTTCAGCCAATACCGACAGAGCAGAAAAGGCTTCCTCCCCGGCAATGGCTTTGAAAATGCCGGCACGCTGAGCGTTACCCATTTTAGTCGTTTTCTTGTCCAGCTCAGTCAGGATATCCGGCAAGGCGCGGAGATTACCCTTGGCATCCTTAGTCTGAATGTTCAGTTTTGCCAACGCTTTCGCTGCGGTGGCGGGCGGTTCAGCCAGTCGTCCTAAAATGGATCTTAGGGAGGTACCCGCCATACTACCCTGAATACCGGCATCACCGAGTTTACCCGTCGCCGCAGCGGCGGTTTCAATATCAACCCCTAAGCCTGCCGCTACAGGGGCAACATACTTCATGGTGTCACCCAGCATCATCAGATTAGTGTTAGAACGAGTAAAGGCACCCACTAGTACGTCACTCACCCGTTCCATTTCTTCGGATTTCAGCTTAAAACCCGTCAGGATATTGGAACCAATGTCCGCCGTAGCGGCCAAATCGGTATCACCCGCCAATGACATCGCCAATGTACTAGGCATGGCTGATCGTATCTGGTCTGGAGTAAAGCCGGCCATTGCATAAAAACTCTGTCCCTGCGCGACCTGATTGGCGGTGAATGCCGTTGTCGCGCCTAAATGCCGCGCCTGCTCCTGCAATTTTTTTAGTTCGGGAGAATGCTTATCCAGACGGGTCAGCGCTTGCACCTTCGACATCCCCACGTCAAAGTCATAACCCGGCATCATCACCCGTTTAGCACCATAGAGCGCACCAACACCCGCTGCCGTTGCCGCAGCACCGGTTGCCGTCATTTGGTTATGCACATCTTTCATTTTTTGGTAGCGAGAGCGGGCATTAGCCAACCGTTGTTCCTGCTGTCTCAAACGCCCAAGCTGCTGCTCCTGTTGCTGGAGCATATTGGTTGTGTGGTTGATGTCCGCGTTTATCCGTCTCTGCGCCTGTCCAAGCTGGTTAGTTGAGATACCGCTGGCGCGCAAGGCATCACGCTGACGTTGCAGGGACTGACTCAGGGATTGATTTTTTTCCTCGAACTGCTTGGCTGCGTTTTTTGCCCGCTGTAGCTGGTTAATTTGGGCCTGTGTCGGGTTCTGACTGGCGTTAATTTCACGGTTCAGTGCTGCCACACGTTCGGTAGCGCTGCGGTAAACCTGCCGGGTTTCTAGCAATTGGCGCTTTACCTTGCGAAAGCCATCGATCCGTCCGGCCTGCTGGTTCAGTTCCCGGAGTTGCTGGCGCGACTGGCGAAGGGTTTCAGCCAGCCGTTTGTTAGAGGCCTGCGCACTCTTGAAAGGACGGGTAATTTTATCAACGGCATTCAGGATAACTTGCAGGCGTAAGTTTCGGTCACTCATTATCGGCCCCACTCCGTTTCATGGCCCGGTAACGCCATGCCAACAATTCAGGCAGGCCCATCTCAGTTGTCACAGCAGGCGGCCAATGAAACACGGTGGCAATATCTGCCACCAGTTCATCAACGGTTATTGATGCTGGAAATCGGACTTCACCGACTTCGGCAACAAAAAATTAACCACCTCAATGCAGAGGTTAATCAGATCGCCGGGCGACATCAGCAACAAATCATTTTTAGTCAGTGCCGGCGCGGTGATACGAGGCAAAACCAACATCATAGAATCGACGTCCATTTCCATCAGGGCCTGCAAGCGGACACCACGCAGTGCGCCACTGTTGGGCTTACGCACAACGACGTCGCTGATAGTGGTTGCACCACGGGTAATAGGTTCTTCCAATGTCACTGTAGCGTGTTCCGGCTGGGCAACAGGGGTTTGTTCAGTCATGGTGAATGTTCCTATGGTGATTTATAGATGATAAGCGTTCAATTGTTACAAACCGATGGCGCGTCGGTGGGCTTCCAGACGGTCAACACCACCAACGATTTCCACCATATTAACGGTGTCGATTTCGATCAGGACTTCTCCATCCCACGTCAGTTTGAAGTAGGTATTTTTGGCGCTGACTTTGGTCTGGCTGTTGTCGCCCTGTTTGTAGCTGCCGTGGTCAAATTCCGAAAAGCGGCCACGCATCACGACTTCGACCGCAATCACTTCCCCGGTATCATCACGCTGAAAGGAGCCGTTAAAGCGCAGAGAAACACCGTCCACTTTCTCAATACCCCACTGTCGGTAAAGTTGGGACTCGACACCACCGAGAGAAAATTCGGCATCTAGTGCGCCATCATCCAGCCCCAAGTCCACCGAGGCAGTGCCATTCATACCACCGCCGCGATAAGCTTCAAGCTTACGGCTCAGTTTAGGAAGCGTCATTTCTTCTACAACACCGATGTAATTGTTGCCGTCATTGAACAAATTCAGGTATTTGAGTTTACGAGGTAATGCCACGAGTAGCCCCTTAGCTGTTAATGCTGTTGGCGAAATTCATCAGGTACTGGTCAGTGATGCGCTGGCGCAACAGCAGGTTTTCCAATGGCAGGATCGGCGTGTAGTTGTAATCAATGAACAGTTTGCCTGCTTTCAGGGTGTCCTTGGTGTTAGCGCTTTCGTCATACCAACACTGGCCGTCAATCAGGTAACCATTGGATTTCAGTTCGCGCAGCTTGGCATTAATACCTTCGATAATGTCGCGTACCAGCGAAGGTGTCAGCGGCTTGTCAATCGCCCACATATGCGCATCAGCCATCGTGTCGGCCAGTACCTGCGCCGTGCGTGTGTAACTTTCGAACTGAAACAGTGGATCATCCGAACAGGTGCGGGAACCCCAGAAGCGAAAACCGTCCTTGCGGATCAAGGTCGTAACGGCGCTCTGGTTAAGTAGGTTGGCATCGGTGGCAACATCTTGCAAATCCCAAAAAACATCGGCAGAAATCCCTGTCACACCATTAACACCAACGTTAGATAAGGTTTTGTGCCAGCCGGTTTCCTCGTCGATTTTGGCACGCAGGCCCAGCGCACGAGCCGTTGCGTATGCGATAGACTCGCTATTTTTGACCGTATCCCAACTGAGGAAATCCGGCCAAATCAACATCAGTTCGCGCTGGTTAAAGTTATTGCGGTAGTTGATAGCCTCTGAGATGGTCTTGCAGCCATAGGCGTTGACATAAGCCATTGCCCGCAATTTCTGGGCAATACCCGCGAGAGCCGCCACAACAGGTTGGGTATCGTGACCGGGTATACCTAGAATGCGTGGTTTAACACCGAGCTGACCTTGTGCCGCAAGCAGCGCCTGCATTCCCATTTTTTTACCATCGTCGGTAACACCGCCAATGATATTCGACGTGGTTTCGACTTCGGTTTCCCCTTGAGCCACACGCACAACAACAGTCACGGGTTTGGACTGGTCGGCAATTGCTCGCAGAGCATGGGACAGTGTGCCCGTTTTTCCAGCCTTACTACTGGCAGTCAGAACGTCGGTTAACAAGACAGGTGTGTTCAAGGGAAAAGTTTTGGTGTCAGCATCATCCGCTGTGCAGACTAGCCCGACAATAGCGGTGCTGACAGTGGTAATGGTGCGCGTGCCCTCGTTGATTTCCTGCACGCGGACGCCATGATGATAATCTTGTGCCATAGCGAAAGACTCCCGTAATGATGATTTCGCTATGGTGATCGCTGTGACAATAAAATTCAGTTGATTGGGTAAGTATCAGGGATAGCACAAAGTGGAGGATATCAAAAAAGTCACAAGGACATTTACCCCCTGAGCAATTAATAAGAAGTCATCGAATTAAAAGATTCAGTCGTTACATTACGCACTATGAAACTTAAAATAGAAGAAGTTGCATAAATAGAGATGAGAAATAGGGTAGATACCTCACAGGCTCCCGATATCAAATAGTCAGAGCCGCTCAAATAAGAACTAAACTACTGCGGCTCTGATTCCATTATTCTGAGGGGTTTTCAGGCCAATGAATATCTGGTACTAAATTAACATCAACGCGGTTCAGTAATACCCGATATTTTTTCAAAGCGGCTAACAGCGATTTTTCCTCATCACTCGCCATCCCCAAATCTACCGCATCTTGTAACGGGGCTATCTGTTTACCTACCGTGAGCATAAGTTGCTGTTTCTTATGTTCTGCTTGTTGCTGCTGTTCCTGCCTAAGTTGTACCTTACCACTTTCTGATATTATCCATTTTTCACCATCATATTTATGATAAACGGACGGAGCACGTTCAATGAGTACTGGATAACCCTCTTTACTACTGACAATTGATAAACCGCGCGATTGCCCGGCGAGTAATTCATTGTGTTTTTCTGCTGTTATTTCAACGCATTCTTTATAAGCTTCATTATAAAAAGCGCATTCTTTTCTGGAGAAATAAACCATTTATACCCCCCAAAATAATATATGTACAACTCTGTCTGGATTCTCATTATTGTTAGGAGTGCCAGCTTGATACTCAAATGTCGATAGTGTTGCATTACGTACTAATGTGTGACCCGTTGATGTATTGATACTCGACATACTGGCAATATAGCCAAAAAACTTATTTTTAAAAGAAATTGGATAATTGACTTTTACCCATGATTGTTGACTGGATGTAACTTTAACCCATTGAATAATTATCCCCGTATCCCCACATTGCCACCAACCATTTTCAGATTTTATCGCTGCATTTTGTAGCGCAAGAGTACCGCTTCGCTCAGGTATTAGTATATTGTAACGCCGCCGATTGCTCGGATCGTTAGAATAGATATGCAACAATTTTCCTTCTGAGCCGTTAATTCCTACCACATACCCATCTTTCGATTTGAAACGCAATTCAGGAAAGGGCGTTTTGCTATCAATCAGTAAACTACCAACGGTGGCGCTTTTATCGCTAGAAATACGCAAGAAAGTATTATCATTCTTTGCTCGCGTATATGCCCCCACATCCTCAGCACTCAAACTCAGATCCCCGGTCAACGCCTTACCGTTAATTTTCCGGTTGCTCGGTACTGCTCCTTTAGCTAACACCACCGTTTCCAACAAATTGAGGTTTTTCACAAAAGCATTTTTGTCAGGAATGTCAGCGCCGTTCTCCTTCCTGGACAATCGACTATTAGCATTATCATTAGCATCGGTCGCATTCTGGTTTACCGTGTTTGCCAGTATGCTGATTTCATTCACACGAGAATCAATTTCCCCTTTGGTATACGCCCCAATATCCCCCGCATTCAGTGAAATATCAGAGGAAAGCGCCTTCCCGTTCACCTTACGACTAGCAGGCACACGGCCATTAGCGTTATTGTCCGCGACATTTGCCAAGTCATACGCCGCCTTAACCGCCTTCGGGGTTGCCGCGTGGATTTCGCTACTACTGTCTACCGCACTACTCAAAACAACGACACCTTTATCTTTTAGCGTAGCGTCAGGGTGGTTAGGGTTCTTCACATGAGTTTGAATCGACTCGTCCACATATTCCCGCGTTGCCAGCACCACGGAGGGATCAACTTTCAATGTTACTGTGTCAGTGCTGCTGACAATCAAGACCATACGAATAGTCTGTGTACGCCCAGCGCCTTCCTGTAACTGCGGTTTGTAAGTCTCCGCGCAGTTTCCGACGGCAATCAAAATGCCGTCTTTATCAAACAAGCCAATTTCCCGTATCCACCAACCGCCCTCGTTTTCGGGGATTACCTGCTCGGCAATAATCTGGTTAGTATTCTTGGGATCAACATTTAACTCATTAATCGCCGCACGACGGCGTTCGTTAACCAGTTTAGTCTGTGCAGTATCTGGTGTCGGCAAGCTTCCGCCACCATCACCAACAGCCATATGGGTGATTTCAATCTTGGTACCCAACGCGGCGGCATTTGCCAGCTTATCCGCGCCCAATTGAGTTAACAGGGCAAAATATTTGGTCCTCATGATTCAATCCTCACATCATCAATAATATGCACTCCAACCCCTACTACATCAGAGCCAATGGCGGTAATTAATTCCGAGATATAGGGGTAAACGGTTAATACATCACCGCTGTAACTGGCGACAGCGCAATAATTTTCGCCACTGGTCTCCAACTGAATAGACATACCGACCAAATGCCGTGAAGCGGGTTTGGCATCAAAAATCAACCGTTCTAGTTCTTGATAGGTGGTCTCGGTGATACCGGTTTCCATGACGCCAATATCCAACCGGAAAGTGCCGGGGGCATCATTTGTTTGCCACCATTCGATAACACGGATGAGATAACCGAATGGTTCCACTATTCGCCGGATTGCGCCAATGGTTCCCTTATGTTTATGAACAAACATCGACGCCTTAATTGACTCGCGTTTAGTATTCTCCGGCCAGTCCATGTCCCAGCGGTCAACCGACCACGCCCACGCCAGATAGGGGAGCAACTTCACTGGACACCGCTCAGGACTCCACAAGTCACGCAGGGGAACCGGCACATTTGACAGACTGGCGAGGGCTTCAGCGGCGGCCACTTCCAGCAGTGATGATCCAACAGGTAACAAACGGTTATTCATCCGCTCCCCCAATCACTACCTGCGCACGTGTGCAAAAACTCGCTTGAGTTTTATCCAGAATCACATCCTGAGCCGGAGCTTTCAGGTGAACACGCTGAACACCGGGCATATGCAAGACAGCAAAAATGGCACTACGCACGATATCGCGGCCAATCCGGTGTTGCTCGGCAGTGTAACGCGCCAGCCGTTCACGCACAGCCTGCAATATCGGCTCATATTCCGGGGTTGGGTACAGGTACAGCACGGCATCAATTTGATAATCGACAATCTCCGCAGACTGTACAGTCAGACGATCCGCCACGGGGCGAACGTTTTCATCATTCAGAGCAGTATTCACGACCGCAATCAATTCATCACTGGCCGCGCCGTTCCCCTCACGTGACAAAATACTGACTGTGACACAGGCAGGCGCTGGGCTGATCACCGACGCATCGGCAACTCGTCCGTCAGCACTGCGCGCATGGTATTCATAGGACGCCACAGGGCCGGCGACGCTTAACCCCTCGAATGCTTGAGGAATGCGTACCCGAAAATCAGCGTCAGATTCCAGCACCGCAGAGATAGGCGGTATGGCATGATTGTTAGCGGGCCGTAATACCAAACGCCGCACATTGTTATTCGCCCCCAGTTGGTCTAAGTCGCTGCCTGTGGCATACGCCACCATCGCCGCCCGCGCTGCCTCATTGACGCGTTGGCGCAAGAGCAACTCACGGTAAGCATTTTCCTGTAACAACTTAGTAATAGGTTCAGACTCCAGCGTTAAAGTACGGGTGATTGCTTCACGCTGTTCTGGCGGATACAGTGAAATCAATTTTTCTTTTCGCTCGGCCAGCAGGGTTTCGAAATCCAGCAGTTCGACAACTTCCGGCGGCGGTAACTGACTAAGGTCGATGGTCGGCATGGTCACCCCACAGGCACAGAAAAAACAACCGGGACATTGGATAGCTGATATTGTCCGCTGATATCAACAATCATATGTTCGGCTTCACCCTGATTGATAGTGATAGCGGTCAGGGTAATGCGGGGTTCCCATCGCTGGATGGCGGTATAGCACGCAGCCATAATTTGCAGACGTAAAGCAGGATTTTGGGGCGCATCAATCAATTCAGATAACAACGAACCATATTGGCGGCGAGTAATACGGCTACCCATCGGCGTTAGCAAGATATCGCTGACTGACTGGCGAACATGGGCGATATCGCTGATAGCCTCACCCGTCTGTCGATGCATACCAAGGTACATCATGATATGGGGACTCCCGATGTGCTGTCACCGGAGCGCACACCGTGGTGTCGGTGCGAATCCACCACAACCCCGTTAGAACTGAATTCACCCCCTACATGAACGATATTGCCACGCATAGTGCCGCCTTTTTGCACTTCCAGACTGCCCGTAGTCAGATGGTGGGTGCAAATGACGGTGGGTGTATCCAATGTGATCTGATTGTCGGCCATACAAGTGATTTCTGGTGCAATAACATGCACGGAAGCCGACGCGGTAATCGTGGCGGTCTTAATACCTGTGACAGTTAAGGCGCTGATCTGTGGTTCGTATTCCATCATGGCACCATCAGGAAAAGCGATACACACCGCTTCTGGTGATGCCGAAGGGGCTGGAAACTCATCAGAAAAAATCGCAGGCAGTATAAAGGCCGTGGTCAAGTCACCACCAAGGGATAACAATAAAACCTGCTCATCAACACTGGGTACCCACCATGTTCGGGAACTTCCCGCTCTGGATGTCAACCAATGCAACCAGTCAGTTTCAAGATTGCCTGTCATAACCCGGCACATTCCCCGTGTAGTATCTACCTGGGTAATAACACCGATTCGGATCAGGTTGCGCAATCGGCGCAACAGTTCAGTTAATTGTGTGTTCATGCAGACAACAATGTCACCCCAAACCCTCACCTGCACGTCATGAGGTTTGTGTACTGACTGGCACACATCCGTGGGTGAGATGGGAAAGTATCTGGTCTTCGATATGTTGAATATCGCTCTGTGTCAGTCCCAAAAGTCGCCGCGATGGATATTTGACTTCAATGTTTTTCCCTTTCATGCGCTCCTTTAACCCGAACTGATGCACACGAGCAACCGCAGTGACTTTCGATGCGAAAAAGATAACGGCTTCCCGATCACTGGCGGACAAACGTAAGTAACGCACGGTAGCCAGTTTCTTAAACATGCGGGTCTTTTTATTGGATTTTCGGGTACTGATCCGGTCGGTTTTGACGTCCAGAAAACGTTGGATATCGCGTTTGTAAAAAGTACGCTGGCCTTTACGCTCGGCATCATAGCCGGTAATCGTTTCACCCTTCTTGCCCTTGCGGATTTGCCAATTTTTCAAGGTACGAGGTTCACCGCGCCAGATGAATTTTATACCATGCTGTACAGTGCGGGTTTGTGCCTTGCGTTGGGTAAAGCGGCTGCCGTCAGGGTTACGCTGGGATCGGATACGTTGCATTTGGCTCTGTCGCAAGTCCCGCGCAATATCACGGGCCAGTTGCTTTCGACTGGCGGGAGAAAGTTGATTCAACAGGGCGGTTAGTGCGGTATCCAAAGGCTGCAATGCGTCACTGTTCATCTCACCACCTGTCAAACGGGTTTTCAGGCTCAGAAATGGCGCTCACCGTGCTGACCGGCCCTTGCTGGGTGACCAGTATACGCTCGGTCAGTTTCAGGTCGATACTGATATCAGCGGTGTCATCATTAAGAATATTCACGTCAAAGGTAAAGCCGCTGCGGCGATTGTCAGGATGAGCGAAAATATCTGGCTGGTGCTCGCGTATCCAGTGCCCGATAACCGCCATGAGCACATTCTGATCATCGGGATAGGCTTCAATAATCAGGTTTAGCGTATATTCATATTCGTAAGACAAGGAGAGCGCCATTGTCGCCAGCACGGTGCCATCTTCAACAAACAAATGCAGGTATTCAGGGTTGTCGCACAAGTAGGAGATCTTTTCTGTCAGGACTTTCCGCAAAGCGTTAGGCTTATTCATGTGTCACCTGTCTAATCTGTTCTATTTGTCGAATAGCCTGTTTATCCAGATTGCACTGTTCAATAACTGCCAGTAACTGTGCATTCAGCAACAAGCTATCACCCCATGTCATTGTGTCGGCTATGACCGGGGGCAGACAGTCAGCGAGCAAATGCATCGGAATCGGCATCAACGGTGCCTGAACGTATTCGGTTCGCGTGCTGCTGCAACCGGACAACAGCCCTATCAGGAGCAGCACGACGGGCGCAATCATTCCCGACAACAGCGGTATTGATAGCCGCCTGAATTTGTGCGGAATCCACGGTTGATCGCTTCCGATTTTCGTTATTAATCCGTGAGATATCATTGATTATCCTGATGGTTTGGAATGCGTTATCGGTAATGGTTTGCTGTTGCTTATACCGCTGGCTCAGCGTTTGGTATGCATCGTTTTTTTGCTGATACTCACCGTAATAGAGCCAGAGCAGGCCGGACACTGCCGCCAGCGTACTCAAGGTGAGCATGTGCAGATTAAACCTCATAACAGCGCAAACGCCCGTTTAATGATCGTATCAGCATACGGTTGCTGTCCGTTTTCCATTTGAATGATGGCGCAAACCAATCGGGTCATGATCACCGGATTATCAACATCAATCACCGCATTACAGGGAATACCAACCGCCCGGCTCATATATGCAATGTAATTTTCGGTATCATTTTCATTCGGAGGTGCCCAACGAGAAATTATCTGCCGGATACTGTTCAATCCGTATTTTCGTTCATAATTGCGGATAATCTTGATAATGGCCCGTATGCCGTATTCTGGTGATACAAATTGACAAAATGACGGGTCTGTTTGTGTGTCGTGTAATCCCAGCCATTTATCGCCGTGGCGGATATTGCCCGGATTATGGTTGCGAACACCTCTAGTCATGTGATTTGTCTCCCAAACGTTTATTGATTGCGCGAAGGGCAAATTCACGCAGTTTTTCAACACCAATAAAACCAATGGTGCCCCCCAAAGCCGGTGAAACACTGCCGGGAATGCCAAACAGTTCCAGCCCGCTGGAAACACCCCACGACAACGCGCCACATAGCAACGGTTCAACCCAGCGTTTTTTTCGCGCTACACCGTCATAAATCAGGCGACCATAACAGATCAGTACAGCCAGTAAGGAGCCGGATATCTGCGGCCATGAATTTCTCAGGCCATTCAATAAATCGGCCCATAAATCCGGTTGTTTGTCCATTTTCTAATCCCATAATTGAATGATAGGCGTTACAGCAGCAGGCGTTATTTCAGGCAGTTCAATCTCGGTACCCTGCGGCAGGATGGCCCCAACATCGGCCAAACCGGGATTGGCTGCTAATACCCGTTCGGTGACTCCCTGTGTTCGTCCATAGTGGCACCAGCATAAGGAATCCACGGTGTCATACTGTTGTGCCCTTACCCGCATTAGATCAGCGCCACAATGACATGATCCCGCCCCTGTATCCGGCGCATCGCCCATTGCGCATCCCGCCACAGGTCGTCAATGGTGATTTCCATTGCCTCAGCCTTTTTACTGCCGGTCTGAGTCGTGTCGATATCGCGGTAACGCTCGATCAGATTCGCCTTAGTCAGGCAAAACACCGCTCGACGATAGAGATAAACCAACTCACTCTCGCCATTGAGAGTGCCGGCGGGAATATCGGCCAGTGATGAGTATCCCTCATCAATATAGCTCAGCCGCCAATGGTTCAGCTCGCGATTAACCTCAACAATGGCGTTGGAAATTGCTTGATGTAATCTCGGCGCGGTGACCGTACCATCTGTGCGCATCTCGTCACGGTAACGACTGATCTCAATAGCAGGAAAAAACGGGGCACTGGTCATGGTGGCCTGTTTATCCGTTGCGGGTGCGGTTGAAATAAAGTCCATATTGCCCCCTGAATAGGTGGGCGGTGAACAGGGCGTTGAGACTTCGCCACCCCGTGTCGCCCCGGCGCGTTGGCACGTTCGGTTATGCGTTGTCGTGTTTCTGACTGCGGAGCGCTCTGGCAAGTTGCTCTAAGTCTTTTTTCACGCCAACATGATTGTTCAGTTCTAAAGCCCTGCTCAGCGAACAATAGGCAGGCTGCGGCTGATTGTTATCCCGCTGGCTGTAACCGAGCCATTTATATAACTCCGCCCTCACCTTATCGGGCATATCCTGATCGTGGGTGAGATTGGTCGCCCGTTCCAGCGTGGCAAGAGGCATCGGAGATTTAGCGGTATAGCAACGCTGGGCTGCTTCGGCGATCTCTTCTGTAACGGCACAGCCCGTTGTCCGCTCATGATTTTCGGGCATAGCGAGTCGGTGCTGTAACGCGTACTCGGCGATATCCAGCGCACCATCATAATCACCGGCATCAATGCGCCACAGCAGGACATACATCAGTACATCATCTTGATGACCTATGCCCCCCTGTAATACCCCAGTAATCCACGGCGCATATTTAGGCAAGATCTGCCTTTTGTGCTGCGCTTTGCGCTCCATAGACTGGATTTTTTTAAGGTGACGGCGGTCTTGCTCCAGCATCAGCAGCATCTGGTTATAACCGCCGTGATTTTGCAGCGTGGGGCTACTCAGTTGAGCGGCCTTGGTCGCCTGTAATCGCATTCGGTGACGCTGCCACGGGCTAGCCATTATGGTTCCTCAGTGTCGGCATTGTGCTCAGGTACGGCATTATCTGGCTGCAATGACGCTGCTTTTTTGCTGGCTGCCAACATCTCGATATTTTCAATCAGGGCCACACTGCGATAGTCTTCAACGACATACGCCTCATTGACTGATTCGTAGTTTTCAATGCGATCACGTTTGGGGTTATCCAGCACAGAACGTCGGCGGGTGCCTTCCTGATAATAGATAGACAGATTATCCAAACGGCTAATTAGCAAGGCTTTGGGCGGGAAATACGGTACACGCACTGCGGGCAAATTACCGATACGTTTCTGGCTGATAATCACATCTGCCGCCATTTTTTCGGTGTTGGGCTGCGACTGATTGACCAACGGGAAATATTTATCAGCCAGCAGTTCACGGCCACAGATGACCACCAGTTCCGTATCATCCTGATATTCTGGGTCGATAGCATTGTTGACGGTATCTATCACTAATGCGTCAAGATTATTAAAATCTCCCCCATCTCCTACACGGATGGTTTCAGATATAACCTTACCGGCTTCGTTAGTGATATTGCTCATAACATGATCCGGTGCATCCTGTCGGATTTTTTCCAGCCAGCCGATATTTACATCCTGCAATAGTGGATATTGAACGCGGTTTGAAGTTTTGGCGCGTTTAACCCCATTCCAGCCGATCATAATGCGGTCCAATGCCTGACGACGGATAATGGCGTTACGGATACGTAACTGGAAATCTTGAAATTTCGCCCACAAGTCAAGTTTTTTGTAAGGAATGCTGGTATCAAAGTTGGTTTGTTCGCATTTATACTCAATAGCGTTGAGTCGGGTCGGATCGGAAGTTTCTCGCTCCTTACTGTCGGTGTCTGTCGTCCCTGCAATAGTCGAACCGACACCTAGCCCAATCGCTTCGCCCGACTGCTCGCTGACGGGAACCATGTTAATTTTTTGCAGAAAATCGGCACTTTGCTGGATTTCATCTTCCAACGTCTGGGCAACGGATGGATTGACTTCTACCTTGCCTGTAAATGCCGTCGCGTCCACACCGTAAATTTCACCCAGACGCATCAGAAAAGCGTTAAATTTAAATCGAGTTTCGTTCTTCATGGGGTTGTTCCATTAACAGTTGGTCAGATGTTTACTGACTGGAGTGTCGGTGTTCGGCGATCCCAGCGAAACAGGTCGGTGTGTTTTCTGGCTGTCTTGCTGACTCAACTGAGTTTTTAAGTCACTAAGCTGGGTTTCAAGTTCGGTCTGCTTCTGTTTGATAGCAGCTATTTTGCCTATTTGTTGAGAAAGTGTGTTTACGGTTTCCACCGTGGCCTGCTGCTCTTGGGCACACAGTTCGACGGCCCGATGGATATCGGTAAAACGAGTATCATCACTCTGCTGCTTTTTCTGGAAGAACGTCTGTACACAGGAAAAGAGAGAGATTTTTTCGGTTTCCTCTGACAAATCAATAAATTCGAGCAAAGTTTCTTCCGCGGCAGTAAAAACATTGTTCGGGTGCTGCTTGCGTGAATTCAGCGGGTTATTGGTCGCATTAGCGCTAAACTGCAACATTTCAGTGCCAAGGCTCGCCGGACTGTCAGTAACGGCCAATCCCACCAAATACGCCCCGCCGAAGTCAGCAAAATCCAGGTTGATTTCAGCGGAGGTGTAAACCTTTTGACGCTTACGGTTCATTTCCACCAGATCATCGGTGGGTAAAAGTATTCCATACAACCCCAGCTTGCCCGCCAGCGCACCGTCCTTGATTTCTTCGGTAAAAACCGATTCCACATCACCAAAGCGCGGACTCCACGAAAAATTGTAATGTTCCATGTTGATACGCGCACCGTAGGTCTGCGGGTCATAGTTGGCGGCAATCTGTGTCAGCCATTCGCGCTGAACCTTGCGCCCGTCTGTGGTTGCACCTTCCACACAGATTCGAAAAGGTTTGGATTTCTTCGGCATTGTAAGCCCCGATTATCAATGAATCAGTCATGGCCTACTAGTTTGTATCGTCATGTCGAGGAAACAATAAAATGCGGTTGTGTCTGGGCTGGCACACAGGGCAGACACAGAGAAATGACGGACGGGTCTGTAGTCTGGTGGCATGAAAACAACCCCTGATTTTGATCCCCGTAAGCACGCAATGCACCTGTATTTTAACGGGTACCGGATCGCACGGATTGCGGAAATGCTCAACGAGAAAGCATCAACTATCCATAGCTGGAAACGTCGCGACAAATGGGATGAGGTGACCTCGTTTGAACGAGTCGAGTTATCTCTTGAAGCACGGTTATGTCAGCTTATCGCCAAGGAGCAAAAAGAAGGCAAGGACTTTAAGGAAATTGACCTGCTGCACCGTCAGTTAGAACGACAGGCGCGGATCAGGAAATACAGCCGCGGCGGTAATGAAGCCGATCTGAACCCCAAAATTGCCAACCGTAACAAAGGTGAGCGCCGGCCACCGGAAAAGAACGTGTTCAGTGAAGAACAAGTCAAAAAGCTGGAAGACATTTTCCGCTCGACCTTGTTCGATTATCAACATGATTGGTATCACGCCGGATTAGCGCATCGTATCCGCAATATCCTGAAATCCCGCCAGATTGGTGCGACATTCTTTTTTGCCCGTGAAGCCCTGATCGATGCGTTGACTACCGGACGCAATCAGATATTTCTCTCTGCCAGTAAAGCGCAGGCCCATGTATTCAAGCAGTACATCCTGGAAATGGCGCGGGAAGTGGACGCCGAACTAAAAGGCGATCCGATCACCCTGAATAATGGTGCCACCCTGTATTTTCTCGGTACCAATGCCCGCACCGCGCAAAGCTATCACGGCAATCTCTATCTGGATGAATATTTCTGGATTCCGAAGTTTCAGGAACTGCGTAAGGTAGCATCCGGTATGGCGATGCACAAAAAATGGCACCAGACTTACTTTTCTACCCCATCCAGCTTAACCCACAGCGCGTACCCGTATTGGTCAGGCAAACTGTTTAACCGTGGCCGCGCCAAGGCCAATCGCATTGACATTGATATTAGCCATCAAGCATTAGCCAACGGCCTACGATGTGCCGATGGTCAGTGGCGGCAGATTGTCACGGTTGAAGATGCCGTCAGAGGCGGCTGTAACCTGTTTGATATTGACCAGTTACGGCTGGAATATAGCCCGGACGAGTACCAGAACCTGCTGATGTGTGAATTTATGGACGATATCGAATCCATTTTCTCACTGCAACTGATGCAGGGTTGCATGGTCGATAGCTGGGAAATCTGGGACGATGTGCAACCCCTGATGCTACGCCCCTATGGTTATTACCCTGTCTGGATCGGTTATGACCCCGCCAAAGGGGGCGAAAATGGCGACAGTGCCGGCTGTGTCGTAGTCGCTCCACCGCGGGTACCGGGTGGCAAATTCCGCATCCTCGAACGTCATCAGTGGCGTGGCATGAACTTTCGCGCTCAATCTGACGCCATCAAACGACTGACGGAACAGTACAACGTCGAATATATCGGCATTGACTCGACCGGCGTCGGACATGGAGTTTACCAAAACGTCAAAGAATTTTTCCCGTCCGTGCGGGAATTTGTCTATAACCCCGCCGTTAAAAACGCGCTGGTACTTAAGGCATGGGACATTATCAACCATCGTCGGCTGGAGTTTGACGCCGGCCAGACCGACATTGCACAAAGTTTTATGGCGATCCGCCGTTCTACCACCGCCAGCGGCAACCGCCCGACCTATCAAGCCAGCCGCAGCGAGGAAGCCAGTCACGCAGATCTGGCATGGGCCACCATGCACGCCCTGTTTAATGAACCGATTACCGGTGACACTCCCCACCATAGAAATATTGTTGAGGTTTACTGATGAGCCGTAAAAACAGAAAACGCAGCCCGGCGGTGAAAACCACGGCCAGCCCATCGATTGAGGCATTCACCTTTGGCGATCCAATCCCCGTCCTTGACCGGCGCGAGGTGTTTGATTATTTGGAATGTGTGCTAGTCGATAATTGGTATGAACCCCCAATCAGTTTTAACGGGCTGGCGCTGTCGTTTCGCTCGGCACCGCACCACAGCAGCGCGGTTTATGTCAAACGCAACATCCTGACCAGTACCTTTATCCCACATCGGCTACTTAGCCGACAGGCATTCGATTCATGGGCGCTGGACTTTATGCTGTTTGGCAATGCTTATTTTGAACAACGCAAGAATCGCCTCGGCCAGCCTTTGAAGCTGCATCATTGCCCAGCCAAATTCACCCGACGCGGTGAAGACCTGGAAACCTACTGGTTTGTGAAATATGGCTACAACAGCCAGCCGTACCCATTCCCGACGGGGCAAGTGTTTCATCTGATTGAACCCGATATTAATCAGGAACTGTACGGATTGCCGGAGTATTTAGCTGCGCTACCGTCGGCATTGCTAAATGAATCGGCTACGCTTTTTCGCCGCAAGTATTACCTGAACGGTTCCCATGCGGGTTACATCCTGTATATCAGCGATGCCTCACAAAACCTATCCGACATCGACAATATCCGCGATGCGCTGAAAAATTCCAAGGGGCCAGGTAATTTCCGCAATCTATTTTTATATGCGCCGGGCGGTAAAAAAGACGGTATCCAGACTATTCCACTGTCTGAAGCCGCAGCTAAAGACGAATTTTTAAATATCAAGAATGCCAGCCGTGACGACATATTGGCCGCACATCGCGTACCACCGCAGATGATGGGGATTATTCCACAGAATACCGGTGGTTTTGGTGATGTTGAGAAGGCAGCTAAGGTGTTTGTACGTAATGAGCTAATGCCATTGCAAAGTAAGATGAAGCAATTAAATGACTGGATTGGTGAGGAAGTAATTCGGTTTGAACGGTATTCGTTGGATATGGACGAGGACGAATAGCCCACGTTATTGATTGAGAGGCCGCCGACTGAGCGGTCTTTTTTTGTCTGGAAGAAATATAGTTTCAATACAGAATGATTACATCCTGAAATTTGAGACCAACAAAGCTACCAGACGCTGCCACGCGCAGTCGTGACCCCGCCGCGCCTGCTCACTAAATACAGTGCTTTTTATGCACCTGCAAGCGATGGTCGGCAAGGCACCAACACTGGCGCTTTGACAGAGGAAGAGCCTTTGTTATTATTGCGGATTGATGCAGTATGTATGATTTTATGCAGATATAGAAAATAGGCTGATCTGTATTGTTTTCTGACATATTGGATTAATTTTTATTTTTTAGTTGTTAATTGTAAATTATGGTCAAATTCGATCCATTTGTTTTTTATTTCTATCAATCTTATTTTAAGCTTCAAACATGTTTGTTTGAGTTTTGATATATCATTTCTACATGTAATTATTTCTTGCTTGTAGATATCTATCAAATTATTGATATGTAAACTTTCATTAATAATATTGACCATGTTATTCAACAACGATGAATCCAATTTTGATACTGGAAGTATACACATAGATATATAATGTATTTTTATATTAGTTAATAAAAAAAATCCGATTCGATTATTTTTTTCATCCCTGAAGACAAGAAGGCAATCATTATTTTTATGATAAATTAAAACTTTTTTAAAGTTTTGCTTCTCCATGAAATCACAAAGATTAATCATTTTATTTATATCTACATAGTTTTGTATACTATCCATATTTAATAAAACTTTAATTCCATTTATTTCTCTTTTCCTTTTCTTTTCTTTGTCTTTTTTTTCGTTGTACCTCTGGCACCAAAAAACACCTAAAGTAACAAAAATAGCAACAGATGAAGATAAACTTCCTACAATTGAAACTAATTCGATAGTTGTCATAATAACACCACAATTAAATTTTAGTGATTTAGTTTACTCTATGATACAACTAAATTACAACATAATAAATAACCCACAAAAATTAAGTTAACCTCGTTTTCTCCGTTATCTTCTGAATCTCTTTATGAATAAAACATCCTTTACTAGTGGCAATGTGTTGAGACACCCAATGCCAGCTTAATTAACTTGATTAAATCGTCAGAATACCCCCATTCAGAAACATACACATAACCATGAACTCCAGTTATGTAACTATTTTCATACAAGAAAAAAACCAGATTTACTACTGAATTTCAAGCCAGTGATTTCTTGGAATTCTTTATTAGATTCTTCTTCTACTGAGGAAAGTACTGGCTATTAGATACACAAATATAGGTAATAATTCCTTATTTACTTTCCAGCATTCTTACCATAAGAACAAACCAGAATAAAATTTATTTCCGTTAATAATTTTTGAATTTAATTTCAAAGTAATCATTTTATTTATCATCACTACGGTGTTTCATTTCCTGTGCCAGTTCAATTGCATCATTGTTGATTGTTAATCACTATGGTCTGCTTTTAGTGATTTGATTTCTTTCCTAGGCTCTTTTATACGTTTTTCATAACCCAATTGTGCCTGATAAATGTGCCATGAATTATCAATTTTATACCCAAGAAACTTCAAGATGCAGTTTTTAGCACCTAAAAATGGTCGTTAATTCTAGACATCAGCGAGTCCGCTATATCCGGTAGCGTTGTGGTGAAAAATTTGAATACTTTGTCTCGAAATTCATGTTTATCAGCGAAATAACGGTTATTTCGAACCTGTTCATTCATGACCTTCCATAATCGCTCTATTGGGTTTAAATTTGGGCTATAGGGAGGAAGGTAATGTAACTCAAT